GGCGGTGGATACACAACACTTGAGGATGGTTTTTACGGCCAAGCGAGGCAAGGTGGCGTACTCACGAGTAGTTTCAACTTACCGGACTCTGATTGGTCGGTGGCTGCGTGGTTGAGGCGGGAGAATAAGTTACAGCTGCGAACCCGTTTTACGGGCGTGAACATAGGAAGTGGTTTCGCGTTTCTTTTCAATGCAGAAAACCACGGCTCAGTATGGTCTAATGTTAGCAATTACCCGCACAACTCGATTCGGTGCATTGCCTTACGCGATGATGGAGTGGGACTCGTAGGCGGCGACTCAGGAAAAATCGCCCGCACAACTGATTCAGGCGTCACGTGGACAGACATCTCGAGTGCCTACCCGCATGCAAGAACAATTTTTGGCATTGTCCTGCGTGACGACGGAGTAGGGCTCGCTGCCGGTGCCTTAGGAACGATAGCCCGTACAACCGATTCAGGCGTCACGTGGACAAAAATATTTGAATCTTATGAGTTTACAAATCTCAGTTTTGAATCTCTCGTTTTACGCGATGACGGAGTAGGCTTGGCAGTTGGTCTATCAGGCGAAATCGCCCGCACAACTGATTCAGGCGTCACGTGGACAGACATCTCGAGTGCTTATCCGCATAGCGGAAGTATCTTATCCGTCGCACTGCGTGATGACGGAGTAGGTCTGGCTGTCGGTGTTCTCGGACAAATCGCCCGTACAACCGATTCAGGCGTCACGTGGACAGACATCTCGAGTGCTTATCCGCATAGCAGCAACGTCCGGTCCGTAGCCCTGCGTGACGACGGAGTGGGTCTGGCTGTCGGCGACTCAGGGGACATCGCCCGCACAACCGATTCGGGCGTCACGTGGACGGACATCTCGAGTGCCTACCCGCACCATTGGATAATCCTGTCCGTCACTCTCTGCGATGACGGAGTAGGCTTGGCAGTTGGTCAATCAGGCGAAATCGCCCGCACAACTGATTCAGGCGTCACGTGGACAGACATCTCGAGTGCTTATCCGCATAGCAATGCAAGTCTTCAATCTGTCGTTTTACGCGAAAATGGAATGGGACTTTGCGGAGACAATGTAGCGCAAATCGCCCGTACTGTCGGCACATCCGACACCTTTACCCCACCTCCCGCGAACGCATGGCACCACTACCATCTCAAGCGCAACGGCAGCACGGTCTCACTCACAGTTGACGGCACAGTAGCAGCATCGATTGACACGACCGGCCTAGACATGAGCGCCGCCCCGCTACAGATCACCCTGTCCGGCACGAGCAAAATAGACGACCTGTTGCTACTCGAAGGTGACAACGTAGTTGAAAGCGAGATCACCGCATACCGCCAGTCCGGCCAACCGTGGACAGACGACGCAGACACCCGAGATATGCGGATACAAGCGAGAGATGGTCGGGACATCAACTACGTTACGACCGGTGGAGGGGTGCATCGGTTTGAGGGGGGAGTTTCTTTTCCGGTAGGTATAGACACATTAGAGATAGCAGGGGAGCTACGGTTTACATCGGGCTACGTCCTCAACCGTGACGTACCAGAAGCAGACGCAAATGGAACCTCTTGCTTGTGGCTTCTCGGCGAATGGGGCTCTTCATCTCTAAATGTACAGGGGCAACTTCTCGGGCAACGATCGTCCGGTCACGACGACATTCACAAGATAGATTTCGGCGTATCGTCACAAGCACACGGCATGAACGCGCGTTATATAGCCTACATGAATGCGGTTTCCTATCACTCCGGTGGTACGGACGGTTCATCTTATTGGTACTTATCTCGAGTTACATACGGGGGGCAAGACTATGCAGCACTTAGGTACGATGGTAAACCGTACTGGCGATCAACACTACGCTTCACAGGCTACCTTTGGGATACTCCAGGCATACCACAAAATGAAGTTTTCTCTAATCCATTGACAATGGCAGATGTAACGCTAGTTGGTAATCTGACGTTGCAAGCTGGATGAGTATGAAGCGCATGATCTGGACCCGCATTCCCACAACACAGCACCGCTACTTATTCCGCGACGAGACACTCTACATCTGGTGCGCCGGTACACACGGCTGGTCACAGTGGGCGCACAACGTGGACACCCGCACCGTCCGCTATGCCGGGCGCAGGGTCAACACCCGCGACTACGCAGAGGCGAGCTATATAGTCGTGGAGCTTGCGTCACAGGGAATAATCCACCAAGCAAAAGAGATCGTCACATGCGGATTCAGCCGTGGCGGGGCAGTAGCGCAGATACTCGCGCTCATGCTCGATACAGGTTTCCGAGTACGCACACAGCTACACCTGTTTGCGAGCAAGCGCACGCTCACCCGAGTGTCAGATATTGAGACCGAGGCGAACCGGGCACACCGAGGCGACATTGTACCCTACCTGCCACCGTGGCCTTACAGACTGCCACCGGTCGACTGGCAAGACAGGATCACATGGCCGTGGAAGGCACACAACAAATCAGCCCACGAAGCCGCCCGGTGGCGGCATGATATGACCAAGGGAGGGGCAGAATGAAAGCACTACTGATACTGGCAGTTTTGATACTCGCAGGGTGCGCGACCCCGCGTACCGGAACCGTTGAACTACAGATCGACGCAGACGGACCGTGGGCAGTCCGTGTATTCGAGCACACGACAGGCGATACAGCGCAGAGCACGCTGCACCAGGGAGACGGACCGCAGACGATTGTATATGAGCGACCGGCTTTTATTGCCGCGAACGCTCACAGCGACGCTACGACCATCACAGCCGTGGACATAATGGCAGACGGGAGCAGGGTCCCCGTGGACAGCGGTCCTACCGCGCACTGGTGGCGAGTACCGCCGCAGTCACAGCGAATAAATCAGTTTGGTGAATGGTAACTGGGAGGGATCGATTGAGCTACGCAGACGAGATCAACATCGACCGACGGGAGTTTGAGCTCTTAAAAGAGCGCGTAGCAGAGACGCAGGACCTTCTGCACCGCACGCGTATAGTCCTGCACGGGGAGGACGGAACAAATGGGCTCAGGTCCAGTGTAGAGCGGGCTCACCACGCGATCGGTGAACTCAGGAACTCAGTGAAGATGGCGAACGATGGGATTGCAGCGCTCGCGCTTGAATCCCATTCTGGAGATAAAGAGATGGAGATAATGGTATTGAGGGAACTACAAAAACTGGGAGACAAAACGCAGAAACAAACGTTCTGGATGATAGGCCTTTTCGTGACAATGGTCCTCGGGATTGGGTCAATTCTCGTGGCGATATGAACGTAGCACGCCCATTCCAGACGCAGGTCCTGCAGCAAATCGATTACCGTTTTCGCAAACAGAAAAACCTGTACGGCTGTTTTGTCGCGTCAATCAGGCGAATCGTTGAAGAGGAAACCGAGCGAGCATTCACCGTTGCCGAGAATCACCACCTTATCACGCGACTACTGAGAGAAGGGGCGATCAACGCAAACATGGCCCTGCACCGTGGAGACTCACACGAGCATTGTCTGAACGCAGCGCTTGATATAGGCGGACTATGGCGCAAAGGGTACCGCGGTACATACGTCGCCCGGCTCGAAGAATCCGGAGAAAAAACCATACGAGACCGGGATCTGTATTCAGATCGAGAATCAAAGCCGGGATTCTACTGGATCGATGAATGGCAGGTAGCAGGAGCGCAGTCCCACTTCATGAACGCCCGAGCGGACGGGACGATCTGGTGGGATCCACACCCCGGCCTCGAGCTCGAGCACAGGATTAGCAGGCGATTGTTTCACGTCGCCAGGAGGTAACATGACGCCGCAGGAGATGAGGATCCGGGCAGCAGAGAAGAGAAGGAGAAGCTACGCACGCCTACTGATAGCCATGCTCATGATTGCACTGATTGTGGTCGGGTTCGGCTGGCTACTGATTACAGAGATTCCAGCCGGGAACCGGGACGTGCTCACCACGCTTCTCGGAGCGATCACCGGGAGCGTGCTTACCATCGTCGCCTACTATTTCGGCGACTCAGAGCACAGTGAGATATGAGATGCAGAAGGCCATCATCACACACGGGATCACCGCGATCATCGGCGCAGCGCTCACAGCGATCCTTGTCTACGCTGTTGTCTATCGTCCTGCTACTCGTGAGTACGCAAGCCTGGACGCAGAGCGACGAGAGCGAATTGCCGACCTTGAGCAGTCTGTTACTGAGCGAGACGCAATCATTGAAGAGCGAAGTCTCGAGCTTGCAGCAGCGATTGCGACAGCGAGAGATACAAGCGCTCGACTTGAAGAGATTGTCGGAGAGCTTGAGCGAGCGCACCGATCAGCTATCGAGCGAGCTACAGCAGTTACAGATGGACTTGCAGGAGACAGAGAGCTTACAAACCGCATTGCAGACCGAACTGATCGAATCCAGGAGCTTGCGACAGAGCTTGACCGAGCAATACGAGCGGCAATTGGACGAGCTCAGGAATGAGCGAGACGCCGAGGCAGGGAGGGCGAATCTGTACCGGAGCATCGTCACCTACGGAGCCCCGACGATCGTAGTCGTGGCGACAGTGGTTGTGTTGATACTGTTTTGATTGCTCTGAAAAGCATCCTGCATGACACGCAGGATGCCGCTAAAAAACCCTGCACATTTTACTCGCAATAAACCCGATCACGACTGGTCACAAAACCCTCTAAATATGCCGAAAAATTGCCGGAAAACACCGTAAAATAGTTACTATATCAAGGTTTCTCACGTAAAGAAGAGACTTACAAGCAGGATGTCACTGGTTCAAATCCAGTAGCGCCCAAACATAAAGCGTTGTAATACAGAGAATTACAACGAAACTGAAAGCCGGGAAACACCCGGCTTTTTCTTTTTCGCAACAAACTTGCAACTTTTCGACTCAAAAACGATACTTTTTCACATGGGAAGACCATCAGAATCATGGACAGTCGTAATCCGTGGATCGTCTCCGTTCTGGTATTATCGCCTGTCAGGCTGGAAAAACTACCGATCTACTGGGATCCGTATCGAGTTTTCGAAGGCCGGTAAGCCGAGAAACCGAGCGGAAGCGGAACGCTTTGCAGCCGCTCAATATACCGCTCAGGTGCCGGAACACCGGTACCTGAAAACAATGTCTGAGTACCTCGAACCGTTTTTCGACCCTGATACGTGTCCGTGGGTATCCAGACAGCGCACCGATGGACGTGATCCTGATCTGCGACGGCTCGCTGACCGAAAGAGTCGACTGAAGCGCCTGGTGATAAATGATGAGCTTGGGCGAATGGTCACCACGGAGATTAAGCCCAGAGACATTGAAGACTGGAAACGAAGGCTCCGAGAGAATGGGACTGGCGCGAGAACGGTTAACCTGGTGATCAGCGACCTCCGGACCGCGATACGCGAGAGCTTGCACGCCCAGGACGGGGCATTCCAGTTTGATCCGTTGTCGACCGTTTCGCGTGTTCGAGAGGAAACCACGTCCCGGGGAGCTCTCACGAAAGACCAAGTCAAAACCTTAATGGATTCGGCGAACTGGGACTACAATGAGGACGCTAGACTCAAAAAGGCAGACCGTGAAGAGCGCACAGCGAAAGCGCACCTTTTCGCGCTTCTCATGTTTACGACGGGTGAACGGCCGAAGGCGATTGAGTCGCTACGGTGGGAAGACGTCGACCTCGACGACGGATCGGTTCGGTACCGCGACACGAAAACCAGAGCAGCCCGAGGACGGTTTGTTCCGCTGACAACATCCGCGATCGACGCATTCAGGCGCGTTCAGGATCTGTCTGTCAGGATAAACCCGGTGGACTATGTGTTCTGCAACACCGGTGGCGAACGTTTGTTGTATCAAGGCTGGTTTCGGCGGAAGCGCTGGCAGCGTGCAGCAACGGCCGCGAAGATCCCGGAGCACGACGTCGAAGGAAACAGGATCACTCCGTATAGCCTCAAGTATACGGTGATCTCACTGTTGCTCGACGACGGTGCAGACGAGCTGCTGGTGAGAGAACTGGTCGGGCATTCGCACACTTACGGATCGTCTCGGGTGCTCACGCCTGCACAGAGCCGGTATAAACGCCGGAAGGCCGAGAGACTACGAGACCTTCTGCCGATGATCGAAGGCTATGTGACATAGCTGTTCTTTCATCGAATATGATCACACGTAAAACCTAATTCATGGTAGGTTCAATGTTACGAGAGAATAATAAACGGTACTTTGTCTTCGCTTTGTTGAGCAAAGGAGATTAAATGAGCGAGAAACCTGGTTATATAGATGGCAAGCACTTCACTGAGTATTCAGATGAAGTGAGACGTTTACGTCGGGAAGGTAAAAGCGATGAAGCAGTGCGTCTTCTGCTGCGTCTGATCGACGCTACAGAAGCAGAATCCGTAGATACAGGTTTTGGTGTAGCGCCTTGGTACTATGATCAGCTATCGATTGAATACAAAAAGCGAGGCCAAATAGACGAAAGCCGTGCCGTTTTACATCGGTTCGCCGACCAAAAGCACAGCCCAGGTAGAGCGTCTGTGAAGCTCATGGAAAAACTGCAGAAAGAAATATCTTAGATTCCATGTCAGGGAACTATGGGCGAATCAAAAGTCCCACGACCGTCCGCCTGTTGATCTTTGGTAGATTGCGCGCGAAAAAGGTAACCGCGCGATAATACGGTCTTCTGCGACATCCATGAATGCAGCAATTCCTGATGCTCGACCCATGAGTGAAAGGCGCCCGCTCTCATCCATAGCCAGCGAGTCGGGCGATGACGTGAACGGGATATTCAATCCTGAGCGGAAGTACCAGATCGTCACACCCTCTGGAACTGCCCCAATTGGGGGCACGGCAAAAAAACCGGTTAATCCTACAAATGCGACAACAAAGATCACCAGAAGGGCAAGCCCGATTAACCACCATTTCTTGGAAGATTGGGCTGGTTGTCTCGTACTTTCGTTCGGCTGGCTGCTGGCTTGGTCACTCACTATCATTCTCCTGTCTGCATCTTACGATCATCATGGCACCTATCAGGACGTTTATAGTGCTATCTATACTTATATAATTGCGTTTCAAAAAAGCGTGGGAGTTGTGGGTATCTCTTCGTAAGGCGAGTTGAGAAAATCAATTAGAGCATCTATCTGTTCTCTCGATAACTCGTAATCGACCCGTCCGCCTGATCCTCTGGCAGAATATCTAACAGTTGATGTGTTTGAAGTGAAAAACGCTAATTCATTAAGATTACTTATCCAAGTTACCCACTCACTAACTGACCCGCTGTTCACATTTCTGTCATATTGACCTTCAACTAGTAGCTGAGACTCCCCGTCTACCAAAAAATACAACGCGTCAATAAAACGCCAGTCACTGGATCGGTAGTTAACGGCTACTACGACAGTTTCATCATTCGGAAAACGGCGAAACCCGAGGTAATTCCGGCGATTATTATCGCGCGGAAGTGCTATTTGCTTGAACTCGACACCGCTGAAATCATCACTTTGAGTTGCGTAGGTAACCTCTGGAGCCGATTCGAAGTTCAGTGTCCCGCACGACAGCAGGCCGAAACAAGCGATCAAAATAATAAAGAAATAACGTGTCACAAAGTACCTCATTTTTTTCTAAACAGTATAATTTTGCATTGTAATATCGAAGTGACGTTTCTGTCGACCGAAAAAACGTGGGATCATGCTTAAACAATGTTCTTTCGATCTTTGTCATCCAACAAGGAGTCAGGTGAAGAATCTGCAGCTTTTAGATGTGATTCCGAACTTCCCTATAAGCAGTGTCTTATGTCTCTTATCCGGTGGTGATAGCCGGATAAGAGCATAAACGGCACCTTCAGTTTTGAATCGATTGAATTCGGCCGTTCTCCAAATAAACGTATGGCCCACCGGTCCCATATACAAATTGTTCTCGCCTGGAAGTCGAATTAAGAAATGTGTTGATCCTCATCGGAGATCCCCAGCTAGATCGCAATCCTGTTTCTGACATTCCGATGAAAATGCGCTCGTCTCGAACTGCTTCAATTTCTCTCCCTGTCATTCGCTGCTCGTTTTCGATCGCATAGCCGAGACGACTTGATTCTAATCCAGATTCTGCCCAAACCATGGAGCCTCGAACACCCGTGTATAAACCGATAGCGAATGAGGGTATCGAAAGCACTCCTATGTCCGATTTTCGAGTTGCGAAAAATACACCAGCAGAAAGGGTCACTATTGACGTCCATGTCATTATCGTACCGCGGCGCTGTCGTCGAACGGCGTCTTCATAATCCGTTTGAAAAATACTATCTGAGTGGACATTAGCAACCCCAGCGAACATCACAATAGCCAAGCACAACAGTAGACGATTTCTCATGTAATTAACCCAAGTCCTTTCTAAACGGTAATATTTTGCATTGTAATATCGAGGTCTTTGTTTTGTCGACCGAAAAAGAATGGGGAAGAATGTTTAAACAATGTCCTTTCGATCTTTGTCATCCAACGAGTAGTCAGGTGAAGAATCTGCAGCGTGTAGATGTGATTCCGAACTTCTCTTTATAGATTGCTCCACCAGGTAGACTACCTCAGCACTGATTGATCGATGATCTTCTTTCGCCATTCTACTGACTGTCTCATAAGTGCCTTTCGGGAACCGAATAGAAATCTGTTTTCCATCACCTTGGTACGGCATAAATATCTCCTTCCACTAATTATAACATAAATTACAACTAAAACAATTCTCGGTAGGTTGCTATAGTTCTTGACACTTAATTCTAAGTAGGTTACCGTAGGTTACATGAAAACAACGCATGAAACTCAAATTGTTGAGCTTTCAGGAACTTCGAGTGGTGAGACTCGAACAACGTCCATTCGTTTTCCGGAAGCCATCTATCAAGAAATCGTTCGCAGGGCAAGAGAAGAACGCCGAACCATCACGGCTCAGGTCTTGGTGATGCTTGAGTCAGAGCTTGGTCAAATGTCCGATGAATAGTTCAATCGTAAACCTCTGGGCAAACAGGTCGTTATCCGCTGCTGTCGACTCAGCATGGCCAACTGCCAATCCCGAGCTTCGCGCGTACGCCGCTGAGCAGGTAATCAACCAGGTTACCGGGGGGAATCATCAAGCGAATAAAGAGCTTCTGAAAAACATATCTCAGGTGGAGCGCGATCTGGAAAGCGTGCTTCGGGTCTATTGGAGGTCTATATGAATCTCATTATTCCGTTTGCCTACGGGAACAGTGAAGTGCGAGTTATCGAAATGCACGGGGAACCGTGGTTTGTCGCGTCCGACGTGGCCCGTGTGCTCGGGTATGCGAACATCAGCCGAGATGTTCAGCGGCACTGCAAATCTGTCCGCGAGATAAACGCTGGTGAAGGGGGTACCGAAACGGTACTTTCAAGTATCGGGCATGGTGGCGCTCGTAGGTTGCTGATTATACCCGAACGCGACGTATACCGTCTGATCATGCGGTCAAAGCTGCCGGCCGCAGAGCGGTTCGAAGAGTGGGTGGTCGGCGAGGTGCTTCCCGCGATCCGGCGATATGGCCAGTACACTCCGATCGTCCCGCAGACCCTTGCGGACGCCTTACAGCTCGCAGCAGACCAGCAACGCGAGATTGACGCCCAGCAAGCATTGATCGCCGAAGCGAAACCAAAGGTTGAATTCTTCGACGCGGTTGCCTCGAGCAAAGACGCGATCGAAATGAAGCACGTCGCCAAGGCGCTTGGATCCATCGGCCGTAATCGACTTTTTGAGTTCCTCCGCAACCAGGGCGTGCTCATGCAGGATAACACCCCATACCAAACCTATGTCGACCGAGGTTACTTCCGTCTGGTCGAGCAGAAATACACAACCCCTGATGGCGAGACCCACATTCGTTTCAAAACGCTTGTGTACCAGAAGGGAGTGAACTGGATCCGTAAGCAACTCGAGAAACACGAGATTATTCAACCCGTAGCGTCAGTAGGAGTCACCCATGGAAAATGAAACTAAGTTATCGATCGGTCTGATCAAGGTTGATGGCGGCACACAGACTCGTGAAGCTCTGAACCGGGATGTTGTCGCTGAGTACGCGGAAGCGATGCTTGAAGGCGCGGATTTTCCACCAGTTGTGGTCTACTACGACGGATCTGATTACTGGCTGGCTGACGGTTTTCATCGGTACGCAGCTCACAGGTTCCTACGAGCCAATACCCATAGAGAATTCGAGCAAATATCTGCAATCGTTCGACAGGGTCACCGGCGAGACGCGGTCCTTTTTTCGGTCGGCGCGAATGCTAATCATGGACTCCGACGAACGAACGCCGATAAGCGTCGCGCGGTAGAGACGCTTCTGATGGATCCGGAGTGGTCCAAGTGGTCCGACCGAGAGATCGCACGGAAATGCGGTGTCAACAACTCGATGGTGAGTCGGATGCGTGCGGCCATGCCAGGTCAGGACTCTGATACCGAACGGCAGTACGTCACAAAGCACGGAACGGTTGCAACCATGCAGACAGGGAATATAGGCACAACTTCATCAGATCCGGAAAGCCACACCGAGCACGAAAAAGAATCGGAACCAGCGAAGGTTGACGACCGACCGTTCTACGAACCGGAGTACGATCCCAGCGATGAAGACTACTACGAGCCTGAACCGAATCCTGTCGATCAGATCGAAGACCACGAAGACGAAACAGACAGACAACCGACGGCACAGCCTGGGCTTGTGGAAAGTCTTGATGCATACGAGGCGGTGAAAAGCGTCAAGGGTTACGTCAATGAGTTGCTGAGTTCTGTTTCGAGCGATAGCGATAAGGCGTATGTACTGACTGTTTGTGCGTACTGGATGGACGAGGAGAAGAAACGCATAGAAGGCGGTGCGGCGTGATCCCCTACAGTGTTTTTTTGATACTCGGAATAATCATTGGCTGCTCGATTGCAATCCTGCAGTACCGAATCAAGAACCAGTCATTGATTTATCGCGAAACCAATACGCTTGGGCGTCTTGATATTATCGAGCGCGATCGGAAGCGACGGAGATCAGTTCGATGACACCCTCAGTGGAGCTTCATGTGCCCGAACTCCAATCGCTCGAGCTCGTTCTGAAAAGCACGTTGACCGAGATAAGCGAGCTACGCAGAGAAGTATCGGAAGTCCGGAGTACCGGCTCATTGCAGCTCAACAAGGCGTGGTACACGGCTCGTGAGGCCTGTGAGATCAAAGGCGTGCCGTATCACACCCTGCGGAAGCCGGAAAACTCGCACCTTCTTCCAGCGTTCGGCCGCGGACACCGTGTCATGGAACGTGGGCCTCTTCGGTGTGCTTATTCCCGCGAAGAGGTATCGGAGTGGCTCGGGAAGGAAGAGTCGGAACTCATAGGTGAGTGGCGAGAAATCAATCAGCAAGGGAGAGCGTCATGAAGATGTCGGAATATCAGGATGAAGCGAATAAAACGAGTTCAGCGGCCGGGCACCAGTTGTACCACGCTGCATTCGGTTTGCTCGCCGAAGCCGGCGAGGTTGCCGGAATCTTTCAAAAGATCGAACGGGGTGATTACACATTCGCTCAAGCAAAGCAAAAGCTCGAGAAAGAGCTCGGCGACTGCCTGTGGTACCTGTCGGAAACGTGCACGGTCATAGGCGTCAATCTCGACCAGATAGCGGAAATTAACATTGCAAAGCTACGAGATAGAAAGAGCCGAAGCGTGATCCACGGATCAGGAGATGAACGATGAATACTGAAACTATGCAGACGCTCAGTCAGGACGAAATGTCAGCTAAAATCGACGAGCTCAGCACAAAGCTCGAGGAAGCAATCAAAACACGTGACGATGAAAACCGCGAGGTTAACAACCACAAAGGCGCGTCTGGACGATCGCTCGGCGAGATGCGGAAGGGCGAACTGAAGAAGATCGTTGTGGCATATGAGCACTCGTACAAACTTGCCATTGCTTCCATTGCAACGCTTCAGCAGAAGGTTGACGAACTCATGACAGAGCGGAACGAGCTTCGGGCTCGAGTCTGTCGGTATGCCGAAGAAGCGATGCATTTCAAGTCACAGCTTGAGACATGAACATGAAGCGGCTGGGGGGTGACAGACGAGCCCGCTGTCAACGTATGGCAGAGAACCGGGTGCGATTCCCGGCAGCCGCAGTAGATCCAAACCCAGTGAGGTATTGCAATGAATCGAGCAGAAACAAAGAGGCGAACAGATCAGATCTGGCAGCTGAAAACGCTGGGGTTATCGCCTCGCGAGATCCAAAGTGAAGTCGGATGCAGTATTGACGTCGTGTACCGATCGATCAGTGAAATACGGCGAAGAGAAAACTCTATCGGTGCTGGTCGAGGCAAGACTGGAGCAAAGATTAGATCGAACCGACGGACCGCGAAAATGGGTGAGAACTTTTCGCAAGCGTGCACGAAGGCTCGTGAAGTACTCTCAGACAATCAATGGCATGGGATCGAGCGCATTCGAAAGATTGCCCAAACGTTTCAGTGTGACGCCGATTCCATTCTTGATCAGCTGTACTGCGCCGAGCACACCGACGGCAGTCGGTACAGGTGGGTTGCCATTGTGAACGATACAACACCCGATGAGCCAACGCAGTACAGGAAGTAAGCCTCGACTCGTTCGAGGTTTTCCTCCGTGGATACACGAGTTCAACGAAAGAGAGTTTGATATGTGGTTAGAAAAAGCAGGGCAAATTGAGTCGGAAGGAAAACCCGGATCCATAGCTGATCGAGAGGCCTATTTCCTTGTTCTCGACCAGCGCGATCGGGGTTCTGTATGAACAGAGACTTCCAAAACGTTCGGATGGATGCTGACGGTGATCTGATATTTTTTACCGTCGGTCTGTACAAACTGTTCATGCAAGGCGGTAAAGTCGGCCAGGACGCGAAGCTCCTGTACGAGCACCTCATGTTCACCGCACGACTTCAGGCGACAAACACTGTTCGGGCAAACGATCAATACCTCCGGAACGGTCTCGGATGGGGCGTTGATAAGCTCAAAGCCGCGAAATCATGGTTGCGCAAACGCGACCTGATCAGGTATGTCCGTAGGCGCGATGAACACGGGAAACTCGGGTCTATATTCATCCAGATCACGTACCTTCAGTCAGCCGCCAAAGCACGCACCAAAAAAGAAGACGATGAGTTCGTCGAGGATCCGTCACAGGGTTCACTCTTTGAAGAGTCATCGACGGTACCTCAGCAGGCCGAAACCTATGATCCTGAGCAGACGGAAAGCCACGCCCAGGACAACGCTACAGATACCGAAACCAGTGGTGTGAAAAGTACACCAGTGGATCAACAGCCAGTGGTGTTATCCACCAGTGGTGTGGCTGACCACACGTGTGGTTTCGAGAAACAAATGCTTAAAGCGAATAAGGAAATGCTTAAAGAGAATAAAAGAAACTCTCTTGCGCAGCAAAAGCCGCGCGGTGAACCCGGTTCAAGGTCACCAGGTACTCTCAAGGATTCACTCGCTGCAGACTACGAGTCCGCATTCACAAGCCAGACACCTCTTGAATCGTGGAAAAGCATTCCGAAAGAGCGGAAACACCTGGTCGACATTGCCAAGCGAACAAGGAGGCTTGTCGAATCGACGCCGTACGAGTCCGAAGGTGAACTCGCTGGTGCGATCATGGCCGAGTTCGCAGAGCTGAGAAGGATTGGCCGCGGGGACTACTGGCGGTTGTGCCCCTGGGTACCGAGCGCACTTACGGCTCGGTGGGACGTGGTTATTGAAAAGATCAGGCAGAAGGTTGAAAGCATGGTCGACGACGAGGTTTATCGGGAGGTTGGGTTCTGATGAAAGATGATGAAAAAAGGCCTGATTATCGAGAGAGATGGCTCAAAAGCATGGAAGAGTATTACCGGGACGAGTATCCCGATCAGATGCGTAAACAGGTCATGGAGATACTCCCGAAAAGCAAGGATCGACTAAAGGTGCTGTACGACATCATTACGCGCGATGGGAAAGCGTGGATGAAAGCTATAAGGGTACCTGATGTATCCGCAGTCGAAAAAGCAAAAACGGAGATGTATGAAGCATACCCTGAGTTCTCTGCCAGGTCGTTAGAGACGCCAGAGCGAGCTCAGATCAGCGACGACGCGGGTTTCGACCCGGCTCCGATCTTCGAGCAGCTACGAAAGAAGATGCAGGAGCGGAAGGAGAGGATTCAAAAATGAGCAATCACGAAAACTACACTCCTGGACCATGGTATGTATCAGATCACGAAGATTATACGCAGGTTTGGAAAGATTATGGTGATGAGCGAGTTCTGATCGCAGAGGCGAATGACAACTGGTTGGAAGCGAGACAAAACGCTCTACTCATTGCCGCCGCACCGGAGCTGCTATCAGCGCTTGAAGAAGCTCTACCTGTGCTCGCCGATGCAGCACGACGCTCCGTCATGAGCGAGATGATCAACGGGGTTCCCTCTAACGACGGATCGAAAAAAGTATACAGCAAGATCGGTGCCGCTATTGCTAAAGCACGGGGAAAATCTGTCGCCGGTCAGTAAAACCGAGCTTGCCCCCAAACACGGGATATGGGCACCCCGAGCGTGGACGACGGACACCACGATAAAAAAATCTGTCAAGGGGCGGTGCGGTCCCGGTTGTACGCTGATGCACCCTCTGTTGAGTGCGACAACCTGACGCCCGGAACAGACGGGGTGCGTGTATCAGGAGGATCACGGCAGCGATGCGAGAGCAGTCCGCCCCGTGCGAGCCGTTCGACTCGGCCGCCACGCAGATTACATTCAGCGAGGACCAGATGAAAGACAAGTTCATATGCGCCTGGACAAGCGGGTTTCCCGACAGACGCCCGGTCTACCTTTACGAAAACGATCGAGGCTGGGGAGCTACCGAAAGTAGAGATCTCGCGACCAGATATACGAATGCAGTAGAAGCGATTCAGGTCTACATCAGTAAACACGCATTCCCTGAAGACTACGAAGCTAACATAAAGAAAGGACAGATCAGGGCAGAAGCAGTCGAACAACCGGAGATCTTTTAATGAGCAGCGACACACACAATTTGAGTTCCGTAAAAAAACATATACACCTTTTGCATAAAGACCGTATAAACGAGGTAACCGACGAACAAAAAGCGTTCTTACTCGATGGCAGGCGATTCGGTTCATACGTCGAAAAGAACCAGCACCTGATCAGCTGGCTTGAAGCCAATCACCGAGGTTTGACTCTTGAGTCTTTAATCGAGTTTGTTGAGCACCTGTCTGATCGACGAAGCAGCACGGTGAACGTTGCCAGGTCACAAGCGAAACGCATTGTTCGTGAGATTGTTGCTGAAGATCCCGACAGCTTTTCGATACTCGATGTCTGGAAGATCGAGCGTGTTCTCGGAACTCTGAAGAGCAAGAACAAGCAGAACAACAATGTCCTGGACGATAAGATTCTCAGCGACGACGAGATAAGACGTCTGGCGTACCGGGCTCGACCGTGGGCGTCGTGTATCATCGCGGTGCTGGGTGAAACCGGAATCCGAGTAAGCGAACTGATCAACTGGGAGTTGTCAGACTGCAATTTGAAGACAGACAGAATAGACGTGACAATAAGCGGAAAAGGACGGAAGCAGCGCACTTTCTATGTTTCGATTGAGTTGTGGAATCAGATCAGGGAGCAATACCCGCATAAACACGGGTACGTGTTCCAGACAAAGAACGGACGCCGATACACCCGCCAACAGATCTGGCAGATGCTGAAGAAGGAAGGTGAGCGAACGCTGGGACGTTCGGTCCATCCGCACATGCTCAGGCACTCATTCGCAACGAGAATGATTCAAGCTGGATATGATCTGAAAGCGGTCAGTTCGTATCTCGGGCACAGCACAACAACGATCACAGCTGACATGTACGTACACACATCGATAAAACCTGATCAGATAGTTTCTTTTGCACGGAGGGGAAATGGAACGAACGATTGAACAGTTGCATGAGTGGGTAGACCAAAATGAAGAGCGAATCCGGATAGTTGTCGCGGCACTCGATATGGTCGGTGAACACGGCAAGGTTGAGTTCTTTGTTCGGGACGGAGAGCTGCAGGATCCTCGTATACAGCCGCAGTTAAGACTACAGCCTCGAGTCCTTGACACATAAACTACACGCCGTTTACGTTCCAGATCATATAGGCGACTGTTAGTCGCAGCGGTCATTCGACTGCCTGATTGAGATCCACAGGCTGAGAATCGACTGCACACCATTGGGCAAGATACGCCCGAACGAGTGTGCAGCCGGTGCTCAGCCTTTTTTTGTGCCCAGGAGGCAACGGTGCCACATAAGCCACCGCGACCATGTAGACGCCCCGGCTGTCCCGAACTCACTCACAATCGGACTGGGTACTGCGATAGCCATCAGTCTGTTGGTCGGTCTCCTGATTACCGTTCTTCGTCTCCGAAGCGCGGATACAATCGACGATGGAGAGCGATACGCGCACGAGTTCTGCAGGAAGCAGGCATACCGCGCGACCTCTGGCGTCTTTACGACGTGGATCACCGGCCGGCCTACAACCCGGCAGTTGAACCCGATCACGAACGATATGAACTCGTGCCGATGTTGCGCAGTGAACACAGTCGAAAGACCGCGCGACACGATGGTGGATTCGGTCGGAGGTCGAAACCATGAACGGGTACGTCTTTGCCGTCGTGAACACCAAGCATCTGCCGTGGATGGATCAACTATTCTCCCGGGTTTATACCGACGAGCAAACAGCACGATCCGCGTGTGAGGACGCCTACGATCAGGTATTGGCTGTACCTGTTGATCCCAATGACGTCACAACCAGAACCGGAGCCTCTCTCGTCTTATTGCCAAACGATTCTGAGGTAGGGAGGGGGGTGTCAAATCTCTGTGAGCATACGCCCGTAAACCGTCGCGTACAGGTCCACGCAGGAAATCGCGAAATGCATCGAAGGGGAGATTGAGTCGTGGGTGTGCCAGGAAGAAAGCCCAAACCAGTAGAGCTTCGCATCATTGAAGGAAATCGCGGTCACCGAAAGATTCCCGAGAACACGCCGAAGCCGACACCGGTCAGACCGGACCGTCCAGGCTGGCTGTTGCCGTATGCGAAGCGGGAGTGGTCTCGAGTCGTGCCGGTGCTCGAAAAGCTCGGGCTACTCACGGAGCTTGATCGCGGTGTTCTTGCTGCGTACTGCCAGGCGTGGGCTCGATTCAAGCAGGCTGAAGATGTGCTGAACAAACAGGGGTTTGTGACGGTCACCGACAAAGGGAACGTCGTGCAGCGACCGGAGGTATCCATAAGCCGCAACGCTGTACAGACCATGATCAAATGTGCTGCCGAGTTCGGTATGACCCCGAGCTCGAGAGGGCGGATAGAGCTGCCGGAAGCGAAAACTACCGATGAGGATGATCTTGATTGATGTACGATGAAGCGCTCGCCGAAAAAGCAGTAGAGTGGTTCCCGAAATACCTCAAACACACGAAAGGTCGTTGGTCAGGACTTCCGTTCGAACTTCTACCGTGGCAGGCCGATGTGGTTCGAAAACTGTTCGGTACTCTTCGAGACGACGGAATGCGTCAGTACCGTCACGTCTATATCGAGATACCGAAGAAGAACGGTAAATCTGCATTCGCAGCAGCGGTCGCGCTGAAGTTACTTTTCGCAGACGGGGAGCCAGCAGCAGAAATCTACAGCGCTGCAGCCGACCGGGATCAGGCTTCGATCGTGTATGCAGCTGCGAAAGAGATGATCGAAATATCTCCCGCACTCGGGAAACGGTGCAAAATCATCGACTCAACGAAACGAGTGATCCATAACAACGGATCCTATTATCGGGTTCTGAGCTCGGACGCATACACGAAGCACGGCTACAACGTTCACGCAGCCATTATTGACGAGCTTCACGCGCACCCAGGCAGAGAGTTGTACGAAGTACTCACACAGGGGTCTGGTGACGCTCGAACACAGCCGGTATTTCTGACGATCACGACGGCAGGGGTTGACCGAAACTCGATCTGCTGGGAAGTGCACGAATACGCTCGTCAGGTCCGCGACGGCATTATCGATGACCCAACTTTTCTCCCAGTGCTTTTTTACGCAGACGATGACGACGACTGGACCGATGAGACGGTCTGGGCGAAAGCAAATCCAAGTCTCGGGCATATTATCAACATCGAGTCGGTCAGAGAGCAGTGTCGACGAGCGCAGAACTCACCGCAGCTTGAGAACAGCTTTCGTCGACTCAGGCTGAATCAGTGGGTCAAACAAGAGAACCGGTACATACCGATGTCGAAGTGGGACGAATGCGAAGACCGGCCAAAGCTTGAAGAGTATCGGGGCGAGGTCTTTTATGCCGGGCTTGACCTTGCCTCGAGCACGGATATTGCAGCTTTCGTCGCGGTTCACCTGGACGATCAGGGAAACTTCAACGTGTTCCCGTACTTCTGGGTACCGGAAGAACAGATCGAGCTACGAAGCAGAAGAGATCACGTCCCGTATGACGTGTGGGTCAAACAAGGATACATCACCGCGACACCGGGAAACGTGATCGACTACGAGTTTATTCGGCACCAGATGATCGACTTTGGTTCGGAGTACGAACTGCGTGAAGTAGCCTATGACCGTTGGGGAGCGCTACAGCTTATGCAGCAGCTCGAGGAAGACGGGTTGACAGTATTCCCGATGGGTCAGGGATATGCGTCTATGTCCAGCCCCACGAAAGAGCTACTGAAAATTGTCCTATCTCAGAAACTACGGCACGGCGGGAACCCGGTACTCCGGTGGATGGCCGACAACCTGGTCACAACATCAGATCCAGCCGACAACGTAAAACCAGACAAATCAAAGAGCACCGAACGCATCGACGGAATGGTCGCGCTGATCATGGCGATCGATCGCGCGATTCGCCACAAAGACGAGAATACCTCGGTCTACGAGGATGAGGGGATGCTGGTTCTATGAGTTTGATTCAGGATTTCCGGCAGGCATTGAGAGGACTCGCTTCGCTTAACGACTCAGGTGATAGTCGAGGTGTAGAGAATCCGGAAACACAGATTACCTCACAAGAGATCGCCGAACTCGTCTCGATCAAGACTTCTACAGGGCAATCGGTTACTCCTGATTCTTCAATGCGAGTCTCCACAATCCTTGCATGTGTTCGAGTGCTTGCCGAAAGCGTCGCCATGATTCCCTGGGTGACGTATCGATCAGAAGGCGAACTTCACGACAGAAGAGCAAAAGCTCGGGACCATTCGGTATTCCACCTACTGAAGACGAGGCCGAATCCTCGCATGTCTAGCTTTACGTATCGCGAACAGGCGATCATGGATCTGGTGTTACGGGGCAACCACTACGCGGAAATTGAGCGTAACACTCACGGGGATCCAGTCGCTCTCTGGCCCATACCCGCACAGAGGGTTGAACCATACCTGTCTGAATCCGGAGAGCTCTGGTACGTAGTGGATGTTGCGTCGGACAGGTTTGGGATACCAGCGTCGAGAATGGTACATGTCCCTATAATGGGAAATGGAATCAAGGGTATTGGGCTCATCGATTACGCTCGAGAGACTGTCGGTTACTCGAAGGCGCTTGACGAGTACCAGGGCAAATTTTTCCAGAACGGCGCGAATCTTTCCGGGTACCTGAAACACCCGAAAAAGCTATCGAGTGAAGCAAAAGAGCGGCTGAAAACTTCATGGGAGGCCGCGCATACAGGATTATCTCAGGCTCATCGAATAGCGGTACTCGAAGAGGGGCTTGACTGGGTGAAGACATCGGTGAATCCACAGGAGGCACAAGCGCTCGACGCGCGAAAGCTCACCCGCAGCGAGCTTGCAGGAGTCCTTCGCGTTCCCAGCCACTTTATAAACGATCTGGAGCGAGCAACCTTCAGCAACATCGAGCATCAATCTATAGCATTTGTCGTGTACGATCTCATGCCGTGGCTCGTCCGTATCGAGCAAGAATACAGCCACAAGCTTTTCACTGTTGCTGAACGACAGCAGTATTTCGTCGAGTTTAACGTCGATGGACTCATGCGTGGGGACGCGCTCCAGCGAGCTCAGGCGCTCGAGGTAAAGCGCCGCAACGGCGTACTCACCGCGAATGAGTGGCGTCTTCTCGATAATCAGAATCCCGTCGAATCCGATTATGGAGATGCCTTACTCGTGCCGCAGCACAACGCAATAATCACCAAAGACGGCCGTATCCTTGATTATAACCAGACTGACGACGCCGATCCCTTTGCTCGATCACAACCAAAGCCAGCAGATAAAGCGATTCGCTCAAAGCTTTTCGATTCAGATGAGCTTCGGGCTTGGGAGAATCGCAACTCGAAGTTCGCAGCACGCCGGCGAGGACTTGAGAAAGCTTTCGAACCAGCAATGGCTGACGCTATGAATCGAGTCGTCAAAAGAGAATCACGCACGATCAGAGATCTGATGCAGAAAGCCGAAGCGAGAAGTCAGAACGACTTCCGGGCATTACTGGATCAGTTTTACGAGAATTCGCAATGGATTGATCAGTACACGAGATCGGTATTCCAAAGTCTTTTCGCGGCAACCTCCGAAGAACTATCGGAAGAAGTTGAAGGGTTGGATCGTGATTCGAATGAGCTATCTCAGATGCAAGAAGACTACATAGAAGCGTTCGTCCGACGGTATACCGGACGATCACTAAGGCAGCTTCGCGCACTGCTGAATCGAGCCGTCGACAATGGCGAGGACTATAGAGAACTGGTTGAAGGCAGACTCGAAGACTGGGAGCAAACGCGTGGAGCGAAGGTAGCCGACGAAGAGACGACGCGAAGTGCGAATGCTCTTGCGAAAACTGTTTATCAGCTCGTGGGTATTCAAACGCTCCGATGGTTTGCCAATCCGGAAGCATGTCCATACTGCGCGAACATGCACGGTCGACGCGTGCAAATTGACCGAACCTTTGTCGTTGAAGGCGAAGAGCTTGAAGGGAATGGTGAAACAATGACCGTTAGTCACAGCATGTCGCACCCGCCGCTTCACGATGGGTGCGAGTGTCAGGTAATGGGAGGGTGAATAGATGTTTAGATCAGGTCTGAAGGGGATGGAAACACGGACACTGCCGGTACACGAGCTACGGCTTCTCGACAGCGATCAGAACGATCGACCACAGATCAGAGGGATTGCAGTTGTATACAACGAGCTTTCCCAAGACCTTGGGGGGTTTCGTGAACAATTTGCGCCAGGAAGCCTTCGAAAAACGCTTCAAGAGTCGAATGTCAAAGCGGTGTGGAACCACGATGACAAGTACGTGCTGGGGAGCGTGAAGGCGGGGACACTCAGGTTGAATGATACGACCGAAGGATTGGAGATGATCGCCGATCCCCCAGAAACCGAGTGGGCGAACGGATTACTCGAATCCATTCGGCGCGGCGACGTTGACCAGATGTCCTTTCGTTTCCAGGTGGTTCGAGACGACTGGGATCAGAGGTCGAATGGCGAAGTCGTTCGCACCGTGCTCGAAGCGAAGCTCATCGAAGTTTCCCCCGTTTCTTTTCCCGCGTACCCACAGACCGCACTGAGTTTGAGAGGTCTTCTTGGTTCAGACTTGCAGGATCAGGAAATAGAGAAAGCACTCGTGAAGGCGCGCGCTGGTCGTCTCGAGGAAACAGACAAGGAAAAAATCAGGGCAATCGTTGACAGCCTATCCAAGCACATTTCGACGCCGGGCCAAGTTTCCACCTCGGAAGAGCAAAGTGAAGCTGTCGCCGAGAAGCCACAAGAAGAACGGGTTGACGGTACGTCATTCCGGGATCTCGAAGATGAGATCGAAGCCACTTTATATGATTGACCGAAAGGAGATACGTCTATGAGCGTACGATTTGATCAGATCCTCGAAATGAGGAAAAACCGAAAGAAGCTATGGGAAGAAGCCCGTAGCTACCGTAACGAGCGCGAGAAGGAAAGCGCGGACGGTAAGCTGTCCAGCGAAGACGCTCGCACGTACCAGGCGAAGCTCGAGGACGTGCAGAAACTCACCACGCAGATCGAGACCGAAGAGCGGGAACTCGAAATTGAAGAAAAGATGGTTGAGGCCGAGGCGCGCAGAAAAGAAATCAGCCCGGACGGAAGCCTCGAAAAGCAGCGTGAAGATTACCGAGCGGCATTCGTTCAGTACATTCGAAACGGCATGAGCTCACTCACTGACGAGCAGCGATCTCTCGTGATGAGCAATCAGCGCCAGTTGAATGGTGAAGAACGAGCGCTTGCCGTTGGCACCGACACCGCTGGTGGTTTTACCGTACCTGCCGAAATGTGGGAAGGAATCGTTGAGGGCATGAAGATGTTCGGAGGAATCCGGAACACTCGGGCAACAATTATTAACAGCTCTGACGGTCGCGACATGCCAATTCCAACTGGAAATGACACGTCGAACGTGGGCGAACTGCTCGGTGAAAACAGCCCGGCCACCGAACAGGATCCAACGTTCGGTTCAAAGAACCTGATTGGATACACCTTCAGCTCGAAAATGATTCGCGTGCCGTTCCAGCTTTTGGAGGACTCGGTGATCAACATAGAGCAGTATCTGAACCGTCTGATTGCAGAACGAATCGGAAGAGCTTCGAATAGTTACTTCGTGAACGGAACCGGCACAGCTCAGCCTGAAGGTGTTGTAACTGGATCAGTCGAAGGAAAAGCTGCGAACGCCACTGCGGCGATTACATATGACGAGCTTGTCGATCTGATTCATTCGGTCGACCCTGCATACCGAGCGAATGCCGAGTTCATGTTTCACGACGACACCCTGAAGGCTTTGAAGAAGCTCAAAGACAGCCAGAATCGTCCGCTGTGGACACCAGGGATCGCGCTTCGTGAACCGGACACGATCAACGGCTATCGATATGTGATTGACAACGACATGCCAACCATGGCGGCCAGCGAAAAGGCGATCGTCTTTGGCGACATGTCGCACGTGTGGATACGTGACGTGCAGGGAGGTCTCATGCTCAGGCTCGTAGAGCGCTATGCCGACTACGGACAGGTGGCATTCCTCGCTTTTACGCGACACGGATCGGTAGTGGTTAACGCCGGAACCGGTCCTGTGAAGCACCTGGTTATGTCTGCGACGTAATCAGTACGGACATGGATGCCCGGCCAATTATGGCCGGGCATATATCGGACGGAGGGAAACATGAAGATCGTACTGGATGTAAGTGTAGCTGGTCCCGATTTCGCGTTCGGAAAAGGTGAGCACGACGTGCCGCACGAAATAGGCACGATGCTCGTGAAAGCCGGACATGCTCATGTTTTGAAAACAGAAGCAAAACGCGGGATCGAGAAAGCGACAAAGCCGAAAGGTGAGGTCAGGAGCGAATAATGCCTGCATCAGTCCTTGATCCGAATGCGCTGACAACGTACGAAACTGTTCGGGAAATGCTCGCGCGTGATGAAAGCGAGCAGACACTGATCGAGCAACTGATCAATGCCGCGTCAGCCATGGCGGAGGGTCCGTGGTATGCAAATCGTATTCTAAAAGCTCGCGACCTCGATGTCATTCTCGACGGTACAGGGCGCTCGCTGTTACAGCTGCCCGCGTATCCAATTCAGGCAGTGACTGCCGTTCATGTGGATCCAAGCCGAACGTTTGATGCCAATACCGAGATTACAAATTTCGTAACGCTGAAAAACGTGGGGCAGCTCTATAGAACGGCTGGATGGCCGCTTGATGTGCAGAATGTGAAAGTCGTCTTTCGTGCCGGGCTTGACCCGGTGCCATGGGATCTCCAGCACGCAATCGTTGAGGTTGTGAACTACAACCTTTCTCGGTTGGGGGGTGCCGGTTCCCGATTCGGACCAGGAATAAAAAGCATGTCAGGCCCCGATGGATTGACAACTCAGTACGAGCTGACCGTTCCCATGAACGCACAAAGAGTTTTCGAAAGCTACCGGAGCGTCGCATGAGTAATGATAGACCGCTTCAGATTAGTTATGAACAAACAAATCCGGAGTGGGCGTCACGGCTTGTCGCGGCGATGCCCGGAATCGGCAACCTGATTTCAAATGCTGTCGCCGAAGAGTTTTCGCGTTACGCCCGAGACAGTGTGTTTTCAGGCGGCGTACTGCCGGTACAGACCGGTGAAACGAGAGACAGTGTCAGGTTCTTCAAAATCCGAGACGGAATATTTGGTGTTCGGCCAGGTGTGGGAATACCCGGACGACTCAATTACCTCTATGGGCTTGCCCGTAAGGGCTACCCGGCCATGGAGCGAGCGTACCGGCAATTCGAGTCGGAAGGTCGAACAAAGCAGATTGCGACGAGGGTGTACGAGTCGATGCAGCGACGAGTGGTGGAGGCGTAAGTGATCGAGTATCGAGCAGCAAGTTCAACACGATTTGCAAAACTGGATTTGATACCGTTTCTCGAATCAAATCTGCCAGGATATGTACAGCTGATCGCCACAGAGCTGAATACGGCTATACAAGCCCCCGTCAAATATCTGTACGGATGGCGAGATCCGTTTGCAATGCAACAGGATACGGTTGTGGTGATGTCGAGCCGCACGGAGATGAATCGTGAGGATATGGCAAAGCGACACCGTGTCCTACTGGTTCTGGTTGCCGTTGGAGGCAAACCAGATGAGGCGGAAGTACGTGTATCAGCGTGGGCCGATGCACTTCAAAACTTGATTGAGCGAGATGGAGACCTTGGCGGCACGTGTTTTGGCTCACGGTTTGAAGAAGCTACCTGGTTAGCTTCGCCTGCCGGAGCCGAGCGCATGAGCATTGTCACGGTTCGAATCGAATCAACACTTAGCAGTTTGTAAGGAGACGAACATGCCACAGAAGAAACGTTTGAGCGGTGTAAAGAATTATCTCTATCTAGGAGTTCCAGGAACAGTAATTGAGGGAGCATCCACTCCCGTTCCTCTGCCGGAAGAGCAGTTCTACAAAATCACTTCAATCGGCGCTTCAACCGGATTCCCCGCCGGAGCGGTTGTTGGCGACTTGATTTACAACAAGCCCAGCTTGTCGCTGGAAGAAGGAGACGCGGCAATTCCGCTGCCGATGCACGTGCTCGCATTCGTTACGAATGTTCCGAATCAGGCACAGAAAGAGAAGTACGAGGACACCACTCAGGTCGACGACTCGAAAAGTTATCAGGAAGGCGATAAGCCCGAAATCAGCGGAAACGTGGATGGCTACTTCATCGCGAATGACGAAGATGTCGACCTGATTTTGGGTCGGTTTTTCCGGATCGTAGAAGACGATGGAGCGGGGGTGCGCACGTACAAACCAACGATCACGGGCGTCCTTCACTTCTTTCTCGGACGCGATGAAACCACGGATGTTGGAGAGAACGAGCTGATGCAGTACTTGCCGTCGATTCTTGACAGTCTTGATACCCAAAAACCGATGGAAGGACCGCAGACGTTGAACTTCAACTATACCGCTGTAGGGTCTGAGCGCCCGACACTGTATCGCAGAACGATCACTGCGTAAGCGTCGAAAAAGAAGAACACGCGAGCCGTGCCTGATAAAACGGGCGCGGCTACACAGGAGCGTCTATGGCGATTGTGAAAATTGTTGCCGGTGAACCGACATCGTCGGTCAGTAAAATAACTCTCGAGTCCGACGGGAAAAAACTCGAGAACGCCTATGTGTTGTCAGCGAAGAACGATCACGGCGTTCGCAGCGTGATTGTGCGCATAGACGAAGTTCAGGAGAAGAACAATGAAGATAACCTCGAAAAGAGTCGAGACCTACGTACCCGAAGCAACCGGACCGGAGCCACACGGAAACCGGAGTCTCCCGACCGCGGAGAAAATCGTCGTGATGATCAAGCATCCGACCCAGGAAGAATATGAGCCGTTTGCCCCGAGTCTGACAAATCAGTTCGATGCTGTTGGATTGGTGAAGAATTTCGTTACCAACATCCGGAATCTGGAACTGGAAGACGGTACTGCTATCGATACTGGTGAAAAGTTGGTGACGATGGCGCCACGATCCGTGACGAGAAGCCTCATCGACGAGCTTGTGATGACCATCGTTCGCGGGTACGGGATACCGGAGGATGAAGAAAAAAACTGAGACGGGCGGCTCAAGTGCTTCTGAGTATCGACTCAAGCGAGCGATTTGAGCACGCCCCGAATGAGTTTGAACGGATCTATTCAAACAGTACAGAAGATGGATTTTCGTACGTGAGACGCGGAGACATTCCCGGCATTATCACGGGTGAAACAGTTGTGACAGCCTGGAATGAATGGCAACGGTGGAAGAGGTTTGGATTGCCCCACGGTCAAGGGTGGATAAACGAGCGGCCGCAATGGATCAAAGCAGTAGAGATCTGCGAGCAAGAGTTTCAGCTCTGGCAGGCCCGGGAGATGGAGGAAGCACGGAATGCCAACAGCAGATGAAATCAGGGTTATAGTCCGATCTGAAACAGAACGCGCTGCGCGGAACCTCCGGCAATTCGATCGGCAGACACAGCGAACTACAAAGAGCAGTGGTCAGCTCGTGAAGCAGTTCGCAATGAAAGCCGCAGGCGCTGCTGGACTTGCCGTGTCCATTGCTGGTCTTGTTCGAACAATGCAGCGAGCTCAGCAGGCGTATTTCGACAATGAGCGAGCGTCTCTCGCGCTGTCAAATGCGGTTTCCCTGACAGGACGTAGTGCAGAGATCAGCGTCAGCGGAATCGAACAACTTGCTAGCGAGCTGTCCCGAACTACTCGATTTGCAGGAGCTGCCACAACGGAAGCTGCCGCCCTTACTCAGCAACTTGCCAATCTGAGCGAGAACGAGCTACGTCGGGCGATCCCTCTGATTCAAGACTTTGCCGAGGCGACAGGCACAGATCTACAAAGGGCAGCTAGGATGGTTGCCGCAACCATCGACGGATCCAGTTCCGCTCTGACCCGCTATGGAATTCAAATCGATCGCTCAGGAACCGACAGCGAACGTCTTGAATCAGTACTCGAGCAACTCAATTCACGATTCGGCGGGACCGCCGAAGCAATTGGCTTGAGCGCAGAAGCTGCGGGGGTGCAGCTCAAAAACGCAATAGACGATTTGTTGGCGCTCGGTGGCCAGGTAACATCCCAGTTCTTCGCACCTGTTCAACGCGGCACAGCGAATATGATCAGGGACTTCATCGAGTCGAGCGAGCATGCACGAGAATTGCGCGAGATCATGGAGCGTGGGATTACCACTGTGGGCTCGGACGCAGGGCTCCAGGAGCGACGGGAAGCTCTTGCTTCTATTCGGGAAGAGATCAGTACGCTGCGCGCAGAAGAGGCGAGTCTTGAAGAGCAGATCGAAAGCGTCGGAGGAGCCCAGTCTGCCGCTGCCTCAGTTTCTGTCGTTGAGCTCGAAGCGGTAATCGAACAGATACGTCGCGCGACGGTGCAAGAGCGAGAACACGTTGCGGTTATAGAGTCTCGACAGGAAGCTGCCGAGCGAGAGTTCGAGAACGAGCAGCACAGACTCGCAGCAATTGCTCGTATGGAGGCCGATGCAGAAGAGCGTGAGCGAAATGCAGCTGAGCAACGAGAAGCGAGAAACCGCGCGATTGAAGACCAGCTGCAGCGCATACTTTCGATTTATGGCCAAACGAACGAAGGGCAACTAGCTCACTTGCGCGAACAAACAGCCTTCTTGCAGCACCAGTCTACGGTTGCAACAAAAGAATACGCCGACCAGATCAATATATCCCTCGAGTACCTGAAAGAACAGGAAACCCAGTTGATGATCAATATGGGGTTAATCGAAGGAGAGGCAGAAGCGGTAGAAGAGAGCGTAATTGTCCGCACGCGTTTGCAGGACATGATCAGCGACGAACGTGATCGTCGAGCCGAGCTCGCGTCTCAACAGAATGCGTATATGCAAGCTCAGGAGCGAATAGCCGCTATTCACTCCCAGGGCGCCGGAGCGCTTGCATTCACCGAAGAGCTTGCAATACTCGAGTCTATCAGCGAAGCGCTGCGTGAGCAGTTGGGTATAGAAGAGCAGCAAATAGAACAGTTTGATGCATGGAAAATAATCGCTGAAGAGTTCGAAGGCGTTCTGTGGCGTGCCGCAGAAGGAGCCGCTGGTGCACTACGCTCGGGGCTCGAAGACGTGGGAAAGGCTCTCGCAGAAGGAAACCTTGGTGCCGATCAGTTCGGGAATGCTATTAGTAGCGCTGCACAGGAAATCACCAGGCAAATATCGATAACAGCGCTCGGTGCCGGGCTTCGACTGCTCGCTGAAGGCGGCATGGCAGCTTTGCCTTGGGCAGCAGCACTATTCGGTTTAGCTGGCCTATCAGCTATAGGTACAGGGTATCTTGGCGGGAGCAGTGCAGGGCCAGTAGATGGACCAGCACAAAAGATACTCAGCGCGGAAGAAAAACTCGCGCGAGAACGGATCAAGCTCATCGATGAGCAGCTGAAAGCCGAACGCGACATGCGACGGGACAACATCCGCCGAATGGAGACCGAGTACCGACGGGAGTTCGACGTGTTAAAGGACATGCTCGATCGTAACCTGATGTCCCATGACGAGTTTCGTTCCGAGGCAGGAGCTCTTGCTGATCAGCACCTCACAGGTGTTGAAAGCGAAGAAACAGCGATCAGTGAGGCTGAAGAACAAGCCGATGCCGCCCGTGACCAGGCTGATCTCGATAGGAAGAAAGCTGCCAAAATCAGCGCAATCGAATCAGCTATACGAGACAATCAAGACATTCTCGGTGACATGAACTGGTGGCAGAAAAACGTGAGTCAAACCGGTCGTCGGCGCGAGCTCGAAGATATGATTACGCGACTTCAGGGCAGACTGCGAAACGCACGCAGTGCATCGACAATAGAAGAAGTAGAAGCAGCGAAATTTGGTGGTTCCTTCGAAACGCGCGGATCCGCGCTTTTACGAGTAGGCGACAATCCAGGCGGACGCGAACGAATCGATGTCACACCCATCGGTACGCCGAATCGGCATGGTCCATCCGGAGGTGGAATCCATATCCATGTACATGGCCCTGTGTACGGAATTGACGAACTTCATCGACAGCTTCAGCAAGCCGGACGCCGGCTGGCAGACCGAGGTGTTGCATGATCCACCACGTATTCCTGCAGTTTCCCGGAGACGCGGGCTTTACAGATATTACACACCTGGTAATCGATCGAGAACGAACTATGAGTCGTCGGCTCATGAATGAAGACTGGCGCTCTACAGTCGACACTTACCAGTTCTCCATAAAGCACGATCCCATAATCGTGGGATTGATTTATAACGCGGCCGAAAAAATCAATGCGTACGTACAGGAAGAATCTGGTGATTACCTCATCACCGGCACAATTGATCCGACCTATTTTCAAGGCCGGTCTCAGTTTGTCGAAACGCTTAATCTTGAGATAGTCGACGCGACTCAATCGCTCGACCAGCCGCTCGAGCAGTCAATCCGTATGCCTGCCACAGTCGGTGACCCGGCTCCTGCCATATATAACAGCTCAAACCTTGGCGCCTCAATCCTCTATCAACTACTCAATGCAGCGGGTTTCGGCTCTTCGATTGATTCTGGAGCACCCGACATTCTCGACACGGTGCTTCACGTTGCCTGGGATCGAGACGAACTGTCGTATCGCGAGGCAATCGACACGCTGCTGTCTGAACATGGCTACGTACTCCACGCACTGGGCACGGGACTTGTTACGTGGACACGTTTTGACCAAGACACCTGGTCTCCCGCAGTCACGATCGACGAGAACAAACTTACTACAGTGCCGTTCACTGTCGAGCGCGAGTATTGGCCTGAAGATGGTGTGGAGATTGAGTGGGCAAGACCCGCGGTTCTTGATGATGTTCGGGTGTACGACGCGAACCTTCCCGTAGATCCTTCGGGCGTCAACGGACCGTTTCGAGGCGTCGATATTGCCCCGGGAGACTACTACCCGTCAGATAGCGACATCGAAGAAACCTACCAGACATTCTCTGATCGATGGCTCGATACACCGTATCTGTCGACCGATACGCGGAAGCAGAATCGAGACATATCCCTGATCTCTACCAGTGACCACAGACTTTCATTTTCGGCCGATCCCGGTGTGGTTGTGGATCTCGAAGAGTATGAAGCTCACAGAGCGCGCATTCGGTTCAGAAATACATCGTCTGAGATAAAGAAGATTTATTTCTTCGCGATCTACGCAAAAACGCTGTACCGAAAAAGGATCGAGCAGGTCACCGTACCAGATACCGCGAAAAGACCCGACAAGTATCGCAGCGAACACATATTTGACCCGGTCCGGGCGGAGCGAACCGCGACACACAGAGCTCGTCATATTCGCTATAGTGCGTTCCGGTACACCTTCGGACTAAGGCAACCCGTAGCAGTCGGTACAGTAGTCAACCTGAAGAATGACCAACCGAACATCGATACAGTAGCGATTGTATCTTTGGTCGAATATAACGGTCATCAGAAGATCTACCGCCACGAAGCTGTCGGTGTTACAAACTACGCGACTGAAATCGTAAGTACCCGGGGCGATGAACCACAGCAGGCTGCCGCCGCAATAGCTGCATTGCAGGAGCGTACCGACAACAGCCCCACGTTTCCACAACTCGACAACGGGTACGATTCTGCTGTTGGAACTCGGGAACCAGTGGTTCCGATAATCGGTGTGCAATCCGGTTTTATGCATAACGAGATCGTTATCCCTCACCAAGATAATTTGCGTTGGTGGATGCATAATGAAATCCAGGTAACAAATGACCCGTCGGCCGAAAGCACTCCTGAAACAGTAAACTGGTATGAACTTGGTTTTATCGATTGGTTCACTGGATCTGTTGGCGGATTCTACGTGGACACTGTTGGTCGAGTACTGCACGTGATTGATGCTGACATCCTCGATCCGGATGAGCCCGAATCTTTTCCGCTGTGGTACCGAGCGCGACGCCGTACGCGTGAAGGGATAACGACATCCGCTTGGTCAGACCCGGTGCGAGGGGATTTCTCACTGATCAAAGACGGGAGCATCCCTGCGAATTCGATAAAAGCCAATCGACTCGAGGCAGCTGTACTTGAAGCTTTAATCGCCAACGTGACCCAAGAGGTCCGGATCGGCAACGAAGGAATCATCGGGGAAAGCTCCGACGGTCTGCGACGGCTTGTACTCACACGCGACCGGCTCAAGATACAGACATGGGACGGGGCGCAGTGGAACACGCAGCTGAGACTCGGGACAGACTCAAACGAGCAGTTTTTACCGCTTCTTTTCGGGAACGGTCTCATTGACGCACTGGCAAATCTTTCGGGAACTTACTTTGGGTACAAAGCACCGGTAGCGGCCGATATATTCACTTTCGATAATACACTTGTACAGCGCGGAGGCGGGAAGTCCTTCTCGGCGTCCGGCGGTGGATACACAACACTTGAGGATGGTTTTTACGGCCAAGCGAGGCAAGGTGGCGTACTCACGAGTAGTTTCAACTTACCGGACTCTGATTGGTCGGTGGCTGCGTGGTTGAGG